AATGGGCAAGTTGTTGTAATCTTATAACTTGGGCCATATGTGACAATTCTTAACTTATTCAACATGTACTGATAATCAGCAAGACAAAGATCATATGCTGATATACCAAGATCAGTTACTAAACAATCATCAATAATTTCAGCCATCACACTATATGGTCTGTCAGTGTGATTTAGCCTTTTCATTTCTTCCGCAGTGGTCATCGACCTCAACTTAAATTGAGGGTTAACTTGTTCGTTGTAAAGTTCGCCATTACTTGGCAGAGTGTATTCATGAGCAATAGTATACTCAGTCATTGTAAATTCTCCTTGAGTTTTCTTTGTAGTATATAAAATATATACAATTTGATACCCATTAAAACAATGTTTACAGAGAATGTTTATTATTAAACTGAGTTGAAAACTCTCTTTAGCGCAAGGCGTTAAACAATTGATATACCTATAGAGGTATAACTTATAATCAAAGTTGATTGAGCCAGTATTTGACCAAGTTTTCTCCACAGCTTATGGAGAAAACTTATGGCCAAACATTAGGTTCAATTATTGAATTTCATCGTCAAGTTCTACATCATCGATTGTAAGTTGTTTACCATCTTCTTCTGCATTATCTTGTTTTGTAAATCTATACGGATTACCTTTTTGGAACTTATTCTTGTCAATTGCATACTTGTTTGAAATATCAATTGTATCAGTTGAAGTATCCATAAGTTCATCATCACCAAATATATCAAGCTGCTGTTCTTCATATGGTTTACCATAGATTGCAGGGTAAATAATCTTTTGATATAGTCTGTTGTAATGTTTTTCCATATACTTTACATAGTTAAGTATCGTTGATGCAACTTTTAACAACCAACTTGTATTTGACAATACTAAAAGAATATGTTTACAAGCTGATCCAAGAGTGTCATCAGGATTTGTTATGTCTGAAGGTCTTGTTTCTGGATCGCCAGAAATGATTTGATTTTTTGACTGCCAATATGCAAAACGATATTGATTATCTGGGCAAGAACATTTTATATAAACGTCTTCCCGATTAAATCCATTTATCAATGCTCTTGTAACAGCTTTCAGATTTAATTCATTTGTTACTTTCATTTGGTCACGAAGTAACTCAATGAAACCGCCGTAGCTTATTTTAACAGTATATGTATCAGTTTCACCTTTTACAACAACATCAACAGTTAGAATATTATCTTTAAATAATTTATTCATGTCAATACTGTTGTACTGTTTAACTGTATTTGCAACACGAGATTTTACACGCTTCTTAAATCTCTCAAAACCTTTTTGGCTTCTTTTTGATTTTGCAAGTAAACTTGTTCTCGAATCTTCATGTAAACAAAGATGTTCAATTGTAAGCTCTTTCGATCTAAATTTCTTATATGCTTCTTTTGCTGTGTCTAACAATCCAAGATTTCTTATTTCCTTGAATGTTAAATTTCCTGCTCCATATTCACCTTCTGTGTCCAGTGAATTTTTTCTGAGCATATATAGATCATTGATAACATTTGTGATTGCTTCTGAATTGTTTGAATCGATTGCCTGAGTAAATTTCAATGACCACTCTGCAACTTCATCGTCAATATCAACTTGAGGTACATCTGTTAACTTTTTCGGAAATCTTAGCCACCTGTCTTCATATAACGAAAACACACCGTTTGAAATTGATGTTGATCTGATGTCCTCAACATAAACTTCAACATTGACACCTCTAATTGAAATATCATAATCAGCATTAAACTTCGCTTTAAGGGCATTGTACATTGTCTGAATAATATCTTTTGGAGCATCAATCAAATCAAAGTTTGAAATCAAATGTACATCCAAGTCTGAATACTCTGTGTAATTATATGAAGCATTACTTCCAACAAGATGAGCATCCACAATATTCAATTCAATATCACAAGTCGATACAAACTGTTCAATGATGTCAATCAATCTTAGTTTAACATCATCTCTTAATCTATTGTCCGCAGTCCACAACTTCGGATTTAATGTATCATGTACTTCAAATTTTTCAATCAACATCATTGAATGTTCCTCTTATAAAAGTATATGGGCGAGGTTGTAAAAGTCTCGCCCATACTGATTTTTGCTTAATTACTCAACATCAGAGTCATCAATCCAAGCCTTATCATATTCAATGGTTGCGCTGAGACTTACTTTACCGTTACCTTCATGATCATAATCACCAAGATTAAGTGAAGAAATCCAGCAACCAAACATTTTCCAAGCTCTTACGAGCTGATAATCTGGAGTATATTCGAGCAAGTAGGCGTCTTTCTTGTAATCAGTAACAAGACCAACTTTTTCAGTCTTAACATCATAAGACTTATTCTGCCAACCAACAAGCACATCTTTTGTACCAGCACCAATGTAATCGTTCAATTCAATTGAGCCAGATCCAAATTCAGGCTTGCCAGCAAACTTGATTGTATTGTTACCACGAGCAACACCGATAGCAGACTGCTGGAAGCTTGGTACGGAAGCTTTACTTACTGAAATTCTAATGATATCATCTGCATTTGCTTTCGCATAATTGTTTGCAGTTTCAATCTGATTTGACAAACCTTCAACATAGAAGATGAAGTTGTTTGTTCTCTGAATTTCATAATACTTCGGATTGTCTGATAAGTGGTATGTACCAAGTTTGTCACCCTGCTCGTGAAGGGTAGACTTCTTATCAGTATTTTGTAAATGAATGAATTTATCTTTTTCCTGATATGCCATAATATGTATGCTCCTTTACCTTAAGAAACTGTAACATCTTCATCAGCAAGAACAACTGTGATTTCGAAGTACTCGATTGCGTAAAGAGGGAAAATCTTAATTACAGCAGCAAGCTCACCACGAGTTAGAGCCTGGCCATTGTACTTTGTTGTACCTCTGATAATTTTATAACCACTGATACCAAATCCACCAACAAGCTGATCAAGTAGAGGACTAATGCCAGACTTGAATTTTAACCAGAGAACATCACTATCTTGTTCAAACATCAACTGCTTTGCAGTGCTATATGCAAGCTTCTTGATGTCACTTACCATATTACGGGTATTGAGGAAGTTATGAGCTGTTGTGCCACGCTCATGAACTGTCTCAAGAGTTCTATTACCCCAAATTGTTAAACCATAAGGCTTAACATTTGTAATAGCATTTACAGAAATGTTATTAAGATTTTTACCATATTTCGGCTGATAATCTTCTGCAATAACATTTGTTAAAATCTCATTGGTATGAAGCTCTTTGAGGTTCGGAACGATACCACGAGTTACACCTGCCATTGCAAGCCAGTTAGGGCTTGTCTTAATAGCATACGCAACACACATCAGATAACCAAACGAAGCAGGCATCAGTTGAGACATTCGTGCAACATCAGTAACAGTTACGCAAGTGTAACGACCCCAAGGAGAAAACATTGTACCATATTCGTTATTAGCGCCACCCATGAAATAATCATTTGCCTGATAATAGAATGAACCCTCATCATTATAACGAAGAGGAGCTGCAGGATCATCAATATGGTCAATGATTGCAACAGCATCACCACGCTTTGCAGCACAATCAATCATTGCATCAGCAAGAGCATATGCATAAGAACCATCTTCCTGCTGAATGTTAATAAATGTTGGATAACCACCACTGGTGATATACTTGACACTATATTCATTCTTATCTTCGAGGCGGTCAAGCGCTTCAGGTAAATTATCATATAGATAACTAATCTTACTCTTAACAGCTACATCAGGAAGAACAGTCTCGTTACCAGGCAGAGCTGTTGGATTCAGCTCTCTAAGAGCCTGTGAATAAACATCCTTATCAACAACCTGAAGTCTGAGAGTAAAGCGCTCACCAGCGATAGAAACATCTTTCTTGTAACGATATTCGTAATGAATAACAATTCTGAACTGAGCATACTTGTGATCAAGTTCTGTGCAATCACTCCAACTGATTGAATAATCATTTTCATTAACTGTATACTTAGAGGTTTCACCTTCACCAAGAATCTGCTCAAATTTTGATACAGTCATGTGTAAACCATGCTCATCAGTGTCAGAGAGGGTAGGAAGACTAAACAGTGCACGAACATCACCACTCTTTGCAGTAGTAGTTAATGTAAATCTAAATTCGTAATCACCTTCAATGTTTGCATCAGTTACAGGAGCATTGAAATAGAATCTGTTGGAAGCGCCTTCAACAAGTTTAACTTCTGGACCATTGATCTGTTCTTCAGTTAAGACAACATCAATATTTGCAAGATCCTCAATTACATCATAAGAACAAATGTTCTCATAAATAACCGACATGCCTGCGTTGAGAAGTTCTTTTGCATAAAGATACGATTTATCATAATCACCAGGTTGATATGTATGAGGCTTATCACAGTTAACTGTGTCAGAAGCAGTCATTACATATGGTGTTGGACCGAAGTAGAATTCAAATTCATCAACAGTATTACAAAGAACAGGAACATTGCGAGAAGGGTGCCACAGCTCAGTTTCATACAGATAATTTCCATCCGCATCAAAAAGTCTCTTGCCTTCTGCGTCATAGATTGGAATCTTGTTACCATATTCGTCAAGTTTATTTACTGTTTTATATTCGATTGGTTCGCCAATATCGTTAACCTTGGTAACCCATTTATCTGCTGCAAGACCAGGTATATAAGCAATATCTGAACTTACACCAGAGCCAAGAGGTCGTGTTTCGTTAACTTCATTGATAACAATTTTAACATTATCGTTGGCCATTATAAAATCTCCTATATCAAATTTTACGTCTTAAAAAATCATCTCTTTATCAATTTCCCACTTATTGGTGTCTTCCATATATGTGTGAATCAAAAGCCCAACTCCACCATCAGGTACAATTGATAAGTTATCTTTAATTCTAACATCAAACAGATATGCATCGTCTATGTCAATACCAAGAGTGAATCTTGTGAATTGACCTGAAACAAGTCGTTCTGGAATATCTGAATTATCTTCAACATCTGAAATTAATCGTATGTTTGCGTCATGAAATAAATGACAATCTTCATACGGAATTTCAATTCTTAACTTAGGGTAGTTTATAATATTAAATACAAGATTGCGTGCATATTCATCTGCTTCTTCAAGATAGCGAGTATAGATATCCAGCTGATAATTGATACCTATTGGAATTGCATTCAACTTAGCACCACTTGTTGTAGTTACAATCATCGTTGATCCACTATGAGAAATTGGTTGCTTGTTTCTATTTTGAATCATGTAACCACCATTTCTACTTAATGCGATGAGAGGTAATTGAAGAGGTTTATCGTTTTGTTTATCAGCTACTGTCTGAAATAACCTTCTAGTTTCATTTATTCCAACAAGAGTTGTTTCGGTGCCAGCTGTCCAATTTTGTAATTTTTTTAACAGTGCTTCATCATAAAAACGAACAGCCATGAATTAAAATCCCCTATAAAATCTTTGTACATAATCATTTATATTCTCTGCAACTGCACTAAGTACAGGTGTAAATATATATGACCCTGAAATTTCTTGATTTCCAAATTCAATTAGTTTACAAAGTGTTTCAATTTGTACCTGATTAAAATTTGGAGCAAATGTATTCTGCTTAATTCTTATACAAATTTTGCTTGGCATCAATTGATAAACAATATTTCTAATACCAAATAACAATAAATTCGATGTTGAAATTTTTGTTTTCTCACTTAACTTTGGAAATGTTGTGTCTTGTTCAAAGAATGCATCCCATTTTGCTAATTGAGTTTTTCTTACATTCAGAATCAATTCATCTTGAATCTGCCTAACAAGCCATTGAGCAAACAATTCATTCAACTGATTTTCGTTATTAACAATTTCTAAATACATCTATTTACCACTCTTCTTCTCTATTCAAAAGATTGAAGCTGTTTGTCTTATGTTGATAACTATTATCAGAAAATGTATTTTCATATTCAGGTACAAGTAAACAAGTTAGTGATGCTGGATAAATCATTATTGATGTTATCTGAATAACTCTAAATAATCTACCAACTGAATTAAACGGACCAGGTATTGTAAACAACGAGCCCTGCTGTAAACCTTCTGTGTCATAGGGCACAGAGATAATAGCCGCTGATTGCTGCAACTCACTATTCCATCCAAGTTTTTTCATTGTCTGTGGTGTTGGATGTTCCTCAAAGATACATCCAACTTCCACAGGCTCAAAATAGTTACTTTCGATTTCTGAATATGTTGTATAAGATTTGCCTTGTCTGGGTGCTCTATGTTTAACTTTTACGCCCAACATTTTGCACATTTCATCAAAATATTTTCTATGTAATAAGGTGTCTTTCTCTGAGATAAGTAAACCGTAATTGTTATTCATCTCTTAAACACCTCCGTTTGAATTATTCCTCTGAATCACGCGGAATTGGAGTCGGATTTTCAATCTCTTTAAGTTCGTTTCTGCATCTCTTGATAGCATCACGAACGCTTGATCCTTCCCAATTAAATGTTGTTCTGATGCGTTCATCTTTTTCTTCATCAGGAATGTTTTTTGAAACAATTCTTTCAATGCGTTCCTGAAGTCTTGAATATGCATCAATTGCATCACCAAAACGTCTTGTAGCTTCACCAATGTCAGAAAACAATGTTCTACTAAAGGATGATGTTCTAAAGTTACGTGAATCCGTGATATCAAGACTGTTCATCCTTGAAATTAGTCTAGATCTAATATCCTCAAGCTGCTTATACCACATTTCAAGTCTTACTGAATAATCCTCAAGACCTACATTGTCAAGCATACGAGCATATTTATCAGGATCAAGTTTATAACCTGACTTATCGCAACCACGACTCAGCACCCAAACTGTCTCCTGACCGATAACGTCGTTATAATTTTTACGTCCATCCTCATCTGTTGCATAGATGTCACGTTTAACAGCATATTGACCTTTACCACGAGCAGTACCATCACGCTCTGCAGCCATACGCATTGCATAACGATCATTACGAACATCTTTCATTGAGGTTGCTGGATAAGTTAAATCAATGTAACCATATTCCATTGTAAGATCAAGTAGGCGTTTTCTAGCAATATTATCCACCGATCTCATTGCCCAAAAATCACTTTTATCGAAAAAGATTTCAGGTGCGTAGATACCCTTAATATACACATACTCTTTACCATGAGTATCTTGAATGCGGAATATTGGTAATTTTGTTAAATCTTTGAATGCTGGGTCAAATGCATTTTTCGGCAATTCATGAGGAATAAATGTTGCATTGTGCAAATCGATATTCTTCTTTAGCAATGCATTTTTTAATGATTTATTACGAATAAGTTCATCTTTGAACCATTGAGGGAAATTTCCGAATGATTCATTTAACTGATCAAGATCATTTCCATCATTTTCTGGTTCAATACCGTAAGCTTCTTCAAATCCTTTATCAAAGAATTCTTCTTTACTTGGATTGGATCCGCATTCATACAGTTCATCTTCGTCTTCAGCAAATCCTTCATAGTTATCAAACCATTCTTCGGCTTCTTCTTCTGAATCACATTCCCAATCTGCATAAGCCTGATCAGGCTCATAGTAATCGCGATCACCAAACATGAAGATGTTTGTTTCACCATTTGTATACCAAGTATAGTCAGTCATGAAGCCATCTGAATCAGGAACAGACTTTGTTCTAACGAGCCTCCATTCAGAAGTTGTTGATTCTTTCAGCAATTTACAAGTATATGCTTCATATAAATCTCTCTTCATGTGAATCAACCTCTCTTTACAGTACCGTATACTCTGTTTGATCCATTTCCATTCTTTGCACGATAGTTATATGTTAAACTTTCAGCGATAAGTTTCTTGTTATCAACAGTTCCAACAAGGGTGAATGATTTGTTGCCACGGCTGAAATGTTCATTTTTTCCAGTAAATTTTACTTTACCCTTTTCAACAACAGATGGTTCAAATACAAAACCAGTTTTCTTTGTTGCGCCTGAGTTAAATGTAATTAAGCCCTCAACAATTAAACTCGAATCATTTTCTGAAACGTACATATTTGTTGTTTTGAAAGATTTTACGTTTTCATAAACTCGTGTAAGATATGCTTCTCCAAGCTCATTGATGCTGTCTTCATCAGCTTCTTCAATGTCAATTTCCTCTTCAGAGTCCTCAATTGGTTCTTCTACTGGCTCGTCAACAAGATCATTCTGAACTTCCAGCTCAGTCATGAGTTCATCAGAAACTGGTGAAATCATTTCTTCGCCTTCAACTACTTCAGGCTCTTTTGGTTCAGTTGTAACTGTTACCTTACCATCATCTTCGCTAACTGAGACAACAGTGTCATCCGTTTCAACATTTACATTGTTAACATCTTCATTGAGCTCTTCACCAGCTGTGGCGTCATCTTCAACAGAAGAAACAAGCTTCTTATTGTTAACAACTTTGATACCTGTCATATAAGTACCAAGTGTGCTCCAGAGCTTACCGCCTCTACAGGAATTAATCTTACGGATTGCTTCTTCAGCTTGAGAATCATATTTACATTCATCTCTTAAAACACGAGCTACAAAATCTTTTACAGCAGCTTCACTATAAGCAAGATCATCAAGTTCAACAGAATGCTTGTTAAGTACATCTGCGACAGTACCCTCAATCTGAGTTAAGTCAGCTTCAACAAGCTGTTCTTCATTCTCAGAAATTTCTTCATCCTCAGAAAGCTTATTTTGAATTTTTGAACCTGCCCAAGCACCTGCTGCAGTTCCGATTGCTTTACCGATAAGACCACCACCAAGTTTACCAGCGATTGCATTACCAGCTAAACCACCGACAACGCCACCAAGAAGGCCTTCATCACAATCTTCTCCATTGCATTCAACAGATTCAAAAAGTTCAAGATCTTCTGGGCAATTCTCTTTAGTATCTCTGTACCAAGCTTCAATTGAATACTCACCGAGAGTATCACGAGCATCCATGATGTAATCAACTACAGACCACAGATAATTTTTGCCTTCTTTTGTGGAAACAGAATAGCCTTTACTTGCTAAAAATTCTTTTAGCTGATCATAAAGAGGTTGTTCACCTTCCTCTGACAACTTGTTTTGAATTGCAGAACCGGCAAGAGCTCCGGCAGCACTACCAACAGCACCACCAATTGCTTTACCAGCAACAGCACCTAATGGTCCGCCAACCGCCATTCCAATTGCTTTACCTGCTGTTTTACCAACTGAATTACCTGCTAAGCCACCAACTGCTCCGCCAATGAATCCCTCATCCAAATCTTCTTTGTCTTCTTCGTTGCCTTCTTCATCTTCAACGGGTTCATCATTAACAGAAACTTCAATGTTTTCAGACTCATCTTCATCAGTTTCTTCAACAAACTTATCAACCTGTCCAATGATAGTGAATCCTTCGCTTTCACCACAATAGGGGCAAGCGTCTTCGTTATTAACAGCACCTTCACTATTAATAACAACATCCTCTTTTGACTTGAAAATATTTGAATGACAAACATTGCAATTGATAATTACTTTACCAATATAAGAATCGCTAAGATCATCATTGTTGTCAACGTTTGGATCAATTACTTTAACGATATCATCGTTCTCATCATTATTGAGGAAATTAGACAAACTTGTTAAACCCTCTGCTGAGGTATCAAATGTTTCTTCCTGAAGCAAAGATAATCTCTTAAATGCCTCATTAATATAATCATACATCAGTCAATATTTCCTTTACTTTTTAATAATCAACATCAATTTATCTTAATCAATTCCATAAACAAGCTGTGTGCTGTCTTTCAATTCTTGTCGTAAATTCATAAGTTCTGTTGTACCCTCTTGCAATAAAGTATCACCGTCAAGAGTCCACAACGCATTTGTTTGCTTAAATTTTGTTCTCACTCTACCAACAACAATTTTTGTTTGTGCAACTGACAGTCGAACTAATACATCTTGCCAAAAATCTGAAGTTATTTGAGAAACATCATCAAATCTTGGTATATAGATAATTGTTATATTTTTAGGTAAATTTGTTGAAACATTAATATAAAGCTGATTCTTAAACTTGTCAAAATAATGAGCTAAATCAGTTGATGTTGTATTACGAATTTGTGAAATAGTGCTCCATGATGCATAATTGTAAGCGTAATCAGTCATGTTATAAATATTTCCAAGACCGGATAATATTTGCCACTGACTTGCATACATTGGATCCATTGTCACAGAATTACCATTATCATCAGCCTCAGCCATAAAGCCCTCAGCTCTTCTTACACCAATAACTGAATTAACTTTATAAGGTTCCATATCAATACACTTACTAAATGGAACTGTAATTAGTGAAAATGTATCAATATAGCGCTGAATTTCACGCAAAGAACTGTTAATAACCTTTATTAAAGATGCATCAGACAGCTCAAAATCCACAACATCTCCAGTGAGTTGTAATCGGATTTCGTTTTTAAGCATTTCCATATCCATTTTAACTCACCTCAATTGTTAACTGAATTATTCAGCTGCTTCAGTTTCCTCTGCAGCTGCTTCAAGTTCTGCAATCTTTGCATCTTTTTCAGCAACCTGAGCCTCAAGATTAGCAACAGCCTGCTGGAGATCAGCAATTTCTTTTTCAAATGCAGAAGTGTCAACAGTAGATTCTGAAGAAGACTCAGAGCCACCATTGAGTGTGATAGTCTTTGCCTCTTCGTCAACAATAATTACAAATTCAGGATTCTCAACAGGCTTGTTATCTTCGAATGTAATGCAGATATCACGATTTTTATTCTGGTATACAAACATTTTTTATTCTCCTCAAAGAAATTTATGTATTTATACTTTTACCACGGTATACAAGTCACCATCATTGATAACTGTGTAACCATCAGCAACAAAGTTTGTTAATCCGCCTGGCTCCGTTTCTGCTTTAGATGGGTCAAACTTATAGAATGTACCACCCTTAACAATAATTTTACCAGGGTTCTTATCATTTAGATTGAGTGTCCACTTTGGAGTTTCACATTCAAAATATCCACCGTTAATCTCAACAACACTATCGTTCTTTACATAAATAAGATCAAAGTGAGCAGGATCAACTGATGCAGTTGCACCAATATTTGTAAATGTACCACCGTTAATTGTTACATCGCCACCATCAGCCCAGATAGCCATATTATAATCATTCTTACCAACACCATTGATAGTGCCATTACCATTGATTGTTAAATGACCACCTGCAGTAACTTTATAAACACCAATACCATCAGTGTCCTCAGGTATACTGATTGTTTTACCGTTAAGATACAGATTAACAATTTCGTTTATTTCAACTGCAGTATCATAAACAGTATCTTCAGTAACAATAGTGTTGTTACCTGGTGTGATTTCAGTACCATTGACAACAAGCTGATTGTCAACAACGTTGAGTACATATTCTGGATTGGTGACTGGCTGATTATCTTTGAATGTAATACAGATTGATCTGTCTTTATTCTGATAAACAAACATCAAGGTCATCTCCAAAAAATAATTAAAACATGTTATTTATAACATTTCAATGTTATATAATATATAATACAATAATAAACAAAATTAATAACATTAAGTAACTTATAGTTACTTAATATAATATTATTATATTTATTATATATTATATTAGTTATTACATTTATTATGTGGAATTTTAAGGGTTACACAAAAATTTAGAAAAAATTTACACTTGTTGATAAACAGTTGAAATAAAATTTAGAAAAAATTTACGAATGGATCCATTTTATTATTCAGTTTTTAACATCAATAAATGATTCTTTTTATTTCTGATCCAAAACAAGTTGTTTTTTCCTTGATTACATTATATAATAATTATACTTAAACATCAACTATAAAAAATGAGGCTTGTGGTTTCACAAGCCTCATTCAATAGGTTTATTAGATTAATTAGTCGACAATACGACCCTTGATCAAGAGGTTCTTGTTGAGCATCTTGAGGTCGTACAGAGTGGACCAACCCTGACTCATACCACCATCTGCATAGCCGAGGAGCTGAGTAGGTACTACTGCCATATAAGGAGCATATACTGCAGCAGAGCTCATCATATCGTTACCATTGCAACCAACAACGAATGTGCCAGCTTCAATGTTTGGTGTTACAAATACCTTTAAGCCATTAATGGTACCTGCGAAGTAAGGACCATTGATCTGACCTGCGGGAGCTGCATGCCAAGCTTTAACGATAGAGAGTACAGGAAGCAAGTTAGAAGCGCAAAGAACGTAGTTAGGAGCGAACTTCTTAGTACGATCATAGATCTTCTGCTTAGCAATCTCGAGGATTTCAGCGAAGCCCTCATAGTGCTCTGCTTTAGATACACCAACAGGAAGAGTCTTAGACCATTCAAGTTCGGTATCTGCTTCTGCATTTGCAACGAGCATATTTGTAATCTCAGTATCGATTTCGTAGCTGAGCTCACCAACAGCTTTTTCAGCAAGCTGGTCGCCAAGATCTACACCGTAATCGGTCTTAGACTGATATGCAGCGATCTGAGAGAAGT